CTCAGCGATTTTATCCTGCCGCGGCGCGGCCGGTATCTCATGACCCCCAACCAGGCGACCAGGGGCGACCCGGTCGGATCGAGGATGATCAATGAGACCCCCATATTTGCATTAAGGACTTTGGCGGCTGGACTAATGGCGGGGCTTACGAGTCCGGCCAGGCCGTGGTTTCGGTTGTCGATCAGGGACATGGACGTATCCGACAACACACCGGTCAGGCTTTGGCTTGACGAGGTGACCAAGCGCATGCTGACGGTGCTTTCCCAGAGCAACGCCTACAACGCGCTCCACGTGATCTACGAGGAGCTGGGGTGCTTCGGGACCGGACTGGTGCTGATAGAGGAGGATTATAACGATGTCATCAGGTGTCAGACCCTTACCGCGGGCGAATACTATCTCGCGTCAAGCGGCAATAATCAGATTGATACTCTTTACCGGGAATACGTACTCGCAACAGGTCAGGTTGTGGAGCGCTTTGGACTTGAGAATTGCAGTCCCCAGGTCAAAAGCCTTTGGGCCAGTGGACAGCTCGATAAGGAAGTAAACGTCGCGCAGGCGATCGAGCCAAACGACGACCGGGCCCCGCAAGTGCCGGGGCTTAAAGGGCGGAAGTTTCGGAGCGTGATCTGGGAGTGGGGGCAGAGTCAGAACCTGGTGCTCGACCTTCGGGGCTACCATGAGCAGCCCTTCTGCGCGCCCAGGTGGCATGTGATCGGAAACGATTCCTACGGCAGGTCCCCCGGGATGGAGGCGCTGGCAAGCTCGAAGATGCTCCAGCAGTTGGAGAAGCGGACGGCCCAGGCGATAGACAAGGTGCTCAATCCTCCGATGGTGGCCGGCGTCGAGATGAAAAACGAGCCGGCGAGTCTTCTTCCGGGAGGAATTACCTATGTGACACGGATGGGACCCGATGGGGGATTTAAGCCCGCATACGAGGTGCCTCCGGATATCCGCGGGGCAGAGGAGAAGATCGCAAAGGCCGAAGAGAGGATCAACAGGGCCTTCTTTGCGGACCTGTTTTTGATGATAAGTCAAATGGATACAGTCAGGACGGCAACCGAGATCATCGAGCGAAAGCAGGAAAAGATGCTGATGCTGGGGCCGTTCCTCGAGCGCAGCCAGTTCGAGCTGATAAACCCGATGATCGAGCGCGTGTTTGCCATGATGTTTCGCGCGGGGTTGATTCCCCCGGCGCCGCCTGAGATTAGGGGCCGAGCGTTTGATATCGAAACGATCTCGACCCTTGCCGATGCGCAGAAAAGCACGGCGACCACGGGGATCGAGCGGCTTGTGGCGTTTGTGGGAAATCTGGCGGCCGCCAAACCGGAGGTCCTGGACAATGTGGACATGGACGAGACGGTAAGGGAATACGCGGATTTGATCGGGGTTACACAGAAATTGATTGTGGAGCAGGAGAAGCGGGACGCCATAAGGAAGCAGAGGATTCAGCAGGTGCAGATGCAGCAGGCGGCTCAAATGAGCATGGCCGGGGTGCAGGGGGCGAAGACTTTGAGTGAGACGGACGTTGGCGGCGGGCAGAATGCGCTGCAGAAAATGATGGGAACAGCAGTAGGCTGAAGGCTATTAGACTGTTAGGCTGAAGACTGAAGGCTGTTAGGTTTTAAGACCTTCAGCCTATCGTTTGCTTCAGCCTGCGCTTCGCCTTCAGCCTAATAGCCTTCAGCCTAATAGCCTAAAAAGGAATTTAAAATGTTGAGACTTACTCAGGGAATTGACGGGATGGGGTTTCCGATCGTCGCCGGAATGCAGCAAAGCGATACGATCTATGTGAACGTCATGGTTGCGAATACGGCCCAGTATGTGACGGTGCCCAGCGGGGCGAATTTCGTGCTCTTTGCAGCTTCGGGAAACAGCGACTTCTATATGCTGCTCAATGTGACGACCGGGCTTACCGTCCCTAATGCGACAGCAACGGAGGCTGCCGGGGCCTTGAGCATCCCGGAACTGAATCCGCTTTTGCGGCAGTTGAACGGGGCAAGCAAGATCGGGCTTATCAGCCCGACGGCGTGCGTGATCACGCTCGCGTTTTACAGTTAGGGCGTCGAAATGTCAGCAACGGTAAATTATCTCATTGTGGCCGGAGGCGGCGCCGGAGGCACTAACCTTGGCGGCGGCGGCGGCGCCGGGGGAATGCTTGCGAGCACTGCCAGCGTATCTTCCGGGACGGCCTACACGGTCACAGTCGGTGCCGGCGGCACTTCCAGCGCCCATAGCGGCGGGAATTCATCGGTAAACTTCGACAGTGGAACGATTGCTGCCACTGGCGGCGGATATGGCGCCTATTATAATTCCGCTGGAGTCAGCGGAGGATCGGGCGGCGGCGGGCAAGGCGACGGAGGCAGCTACCCTACTGGAGCTTCGGGCACTGCTGGGCAGGGATATGCCGGGGGAAATGGAAATTCCTCGACCTATATCTCTGGAGGCGGCGGAGGTGCTTCACAGGTTGGCTATAACGCTTCGGGCAGTGCAGGCGGCGCAGGCGGCAATGGTTCCTCTTCATCGATTTCCGGAACTGCCGTTACTTATGCAGGGGGTGGCGGAGGCGCTGGATACACACCAGGAAGCACCACGGCGGGAGCGGGCGGTTCAGGCGGCGGCGGCGGCGGCGCGGCAGCTTCCGGGGCTGCCGGCACGGCAGGATCAGCCAATACCGGAGGGGGCGGGGGCGGCGGAGCAGGCAACTCAGGCGCAGGCGGAGCGGGCGGTTCGGGCATCGTCATTATTTCCGCCACAATAGGAGTCATATCGAGCGCCACAGGCGGTTCGCATTCACAGTCAGGCGGCAACGATATTTGGACTTTCACTGCGAGCGGGACCTGGACGCCAACCCTCAGTTCGCCTGTTACGGTTTCTATATCCCACGGGGCCCTTACCCTTAGCGGCGAGCCTTCGCACGCAAACGAGGTGGACGGGATAGCTCATGGGGCATTGACCTTTGCGGCCAAAGCCCTGCATGTCAACCAGGCCATTGCAGTAGCGCATACTGCGCTCAGCCTGGCGGGTCAGGCCCTGCATATCAACGAGGCGCTTGTTATTGCTCATGGCGCCCTTACGCTGGCAGGGAAAGCGCTGCACGTAAATGAAGCCATTGTAATTGCTCACGTCGCTCTCAGCCTGGCGGGCAAGGCGCTGCACGTAAATGAGGCGATAGCTATTGCGCACGCGGTCCTTTCATTTTCCGCGAAAAGCCTCACCACGATAGTGGGGACAATGGTTGCAATTGGTTACGCGGCCCTGAGCTTTGCGGGTCAGGCTACCCATGTGAATGAGGTTATAGCGGTTGGCCATGCGGCTTTGACGATGGCCGGCAAGTCCCTGGTTGTGCTCGGCGCGACTGTAGTTTCAATCGCCTGCGGGGCGATGAGTTTTACCGGAAAGAGCCTTACAGGCGGGTTGAGAGCGATCAAGGCAGTGTATCTCAATGTCTGGTCGATGTGGATGGGGAGCCCGCGGTCGCGGGGATATTGAGCCATGGCAAATACAACGGTGGTCATTGCGGCGGGATCGATCGGCTTTACCGGCAACACGCTCTGGATAATCATGGGCCCGGTAAAAGCGATATATCTTGGAATTTGCTCGATGTGGGGCGGCAGCCCTAAAGCCAGGAGGGAGTGATATGGGGTTTTTTGACCGATTCAAACAGAAGCCGACGATGGGAATCCAGGGCCAGCCGCTCGAGGTTGTCTCCGGTCCGGGGGATTACGACGCCGAAAGAAACTCGGCTCGGATAGAGCAGCTTCGCGAGAGCATAAAACAGTTCGAGGATAACGGCCACGGCGATCACCCAAGGGTTGCCGAGCACAAGACCGAACTCGCAAAACATCTAAAAATAAGAGAGCTTTTCCACTCGGAAGAGGAGGCTTAAAATGGCATGGGTAGTCTACGATAAATTCAAACAGCAGGCCCTGGGGATCTCCGCCCAGACCACGATCAATCTTGCAACCGATACGATCAAGTGTCTCCTGGTGACCGCGAGCTATACGCCTACACTGGCTTCAGATGCAAGCCTGAACACGAGCGGCGTCTATTCAAACCAGGTGCCGACCGGGACCGCTTATGTGGACAGAGGGCCAGCCCTGCCAAGTCCGACCGTGAGCGCTCCGGCGAGCGACATAATCACGTTTTCAGGGAGCAACATTGTTATTGCCCAGGACGCCGGGGGCGGCTTCACCACTGCCAGGTATGCGATTCTCTACAAGGATACCGGGACGAACTCGACCAGTTTTCTTATCTGCTATGCGGACCTGGGGGGAAACAAGAGCAACACGGGAGGGTCGTTGACGCTCCAGATAGATGCGGCGGGGATCTTCACGCTGACGTAACGGAGGACGGAAGACGGATAACGGAAGACGGATGACGGAAGACGGAAGACGGAGGACGGTCTTCCGGCTAAAGCCGGTAAGAGGAATGACCAGATTATGACGGAGGAGAATACCCCATACAACGCGGGCGATCCTCAGCATGTAGCCAGGCGCGAAAGGGGCTGGAAGACGCGGGACCTGCTAAAGAAAGCGGCGCTGCGGGGCCTGATGGGCGCGCCCGAGGGTCGGATGTGGATGTGGGACCTGCTTACCATGTGCGGGGTGTATCACAGTTCGTTTTCGGTCGAGGCGCTCGCAATGGCGTTTAATGAAGGCAGGAGGACCGTTGGGAACTTTCTAATAGGCGAGATCAACCGGTTGAGCCCGGAGCTTTATATGAAGATGGCGGTGGAGAACGAGGAGAGAACTCGTGAATCATGAATCGTGAATCGTGAGTAGAAAAAAATAAAGAACAAATGGGTTCTTTGCCAGTCACGATTCACGATTCACGATTCACGATTCACGGCTCTTAGACGGGGTCCGCTTTAGCCCGGCCAGGCGAGAGCGGCGAATAGAACAGAAAGGCGCAATCGGGTGCCCGATCACTCGATATGCGCCTTTTTTGTTGCCCCCGCGACACTATGCAACATGATACAACAGGACGAAACACGATGCAACGACATCTTAAACTTATTCACGACCTCTTCAAGGGCAAGCCGGCCCATCTTCGCAGTCCGCAGTGGCATAGGGTCGAAAAAGAACACCTGGAGAAGGAGCCTGAATGTCAGTGGTGCGGGGGGACTGTGAGGGTGCAGGTGCACCACATAGCGCCGTTTCATCTTGCGCCGGCATTGGAGCTGGACCCGAAGAACCTCATCGCGCTGTGTGAGGAAGGGGGATACCTCAACTGCCATCTCTTTCACGGGCACAACGGGGATTGGAAGAGCTTTAACGATAAGGTGCGGGAGGAATGCACGGAGCATCAGAAATCACCGGACAGGCAGGTTCTGGACGTTATCAGGAAAGAGGACCCAGACCTGTTTGAATTCGTAACGAGAGCCAGACTTAAAAAGAAGCTTGAAAGGAAGCAAGATGCCTGAAGAGACCACAAGCGCGATCAACAGCGCCGCCGTGGAAGACGGCGCTACCAAGACGGCCGAGCAGACGGCTCAGACGAATATCCTGGGCGATGCTGCCGACAAGACCGCAGAGACAAAGCCGGGGAAGACGGAGGACGGCGGACAGAAGACGGGGGACGGAGAAAAGAAGCCGGAGGAAAAGCCGGAAGAGAAGCCCGAGGAGAAAAAGCCCGAGGCCAAAGCGCCCGAGGAGTACGCGGAGTTCACGGTCCCTGAGGGGACAACGCTCGATGAGAAAACCGGGGCTGAGTTCAAGGTGATAGCCAAAGAGCTGGACCTGACTCAGGAGCAGGCGCAAAAGCTGCTCGATTTCGGAGGGGAAAAACTCCGGGCGCAGATCGAGGCCCCCTACAAGCTGTGGGCTGAGACCCAGGCGAAGTGGCAGGCCGAGGTGAAAGCGGACAATGAGATAGGCGGTACGAAGTTCGAGCAGAGCATAAAAGATGCCGCTCAGGTCTTTGTGCCGGGTGAAAGTAACCCGTTCGTCAAAACCGACGCAGAGGCCAAGGCCTTGCGTGAGGCGCTAAACATGACGGGCGCGGGGAACAATCCCGCAATGGTGAAGTTTTTCGTCAAGATTGGGAAGGTTCTTGCCGAACCGGGATCTCTTTCCGGAGGACCGGTGCGAGACAAGAAAGACACCCTTCTTGCGCAAATGTATCCGACGATGAATGAAGAAGGTAAGGGGTAAGGGGTAAGGGGTAAGGGGTAAGGGGTAAGGGGTAGAGATGACCCAGAACCCAGGCGCCGCCTCTGACCCATAACCCATAACCCATAACCTTTGACCTTAAAAAGGAGTTTCAACATGCCTGGCGGCGGTGGAGCAACCATAGGCCCTGTGGCCTTGACACTGGCGGATTGGGCCAAGCGGATAGATGATGACGGAAAGATTGCCGAGATCATCAATCTTTTGTCCCAAACCAATGAAATCTTAGACGACATGCTCTGGGTGGAGGGAAATCTTCCGACCGGGCATAAAACGACAATCAGGACGGGACTCCCGAGCGCTTACTGGCGCCTGCTTAATCAGGGCGTTCCGAGGGGCAAATCGACCACAGCTCAGATTATTGAGAGCTGCGGGATGCTCGAAACTTACAGCGACATCGATGTGGACCTGGTGGCATTGTCCGGAAACGACCGCGCCTTCAGGCTGTCCGAAGAGCTGGCGTTTCTTGAGGGCATGAACCAGCAGATGGCCGGCACGATCTTCTACAACAACATCACCTCGACGCCTGCGGCTTTCATGGGTCTTTCGCCGAGATATCCGAGCATATCTACGGCAACTTCCCAGACGGCGAACAATGTGCTGAATGCCGGCGGAACAAGTTCCACGTGCACGAGCGTGTGGCTTGTACATTGGGGGCCGATGTCGGTACACGGGATTTTCCCCAAGGGTCAGAAGGCGGGTTTCCGGCAGGAGGACATGGGCAAAACGCCTGTGTACGATTCAAACTCCAATCCGTACTACGCCTGGCGGACCCATTACAAATGGGACGCGGGGCTTGTGGTGAAGGACTGGAGGTATGCGGTCCGGATCGCCAACATCGATGTCAGCACGCTTTCGGGCGGGACGCCTCCCAACCTCATAAACCTCATGATCCGCGCGATTCACAGGCTGCCGACCCAGCCGGCCCGGGCCGGAAACGTGCAGACGAGCGACGCTCCAAGGCTCACCCTTGGGCAGGCGGGCTTTTACTGCAACCGCGCGATTTCCACCTGGCTGGATATTCAGGCGGTAAACAAGACGAACGTGCTGCTTCGGATGGAGGAGTTCGACGGAAAGCCCGTGACCACATTCAGGGGCATTCCGATCAGGACCTGCGACCAACTACTCAACACGGAGACGGCACTCACGTAAAAAGCAGGCTGAAGGTAGATAGGCTGAAGGCTTTTAGGTACTGCCTAACAGCCTAACAGCCTTCAGTCTTCAGCCTAAAAGGAGTTTGAGATGATAATGGACGGACTTTTGATTTTGGACGGGACCGTGTCCGCAACGGGCGTGTTTTCCGGGACTTCGGTTAATTCCGGGACCACGTTTGTAAGCGGCGGCGGCGGGACCACATCTTACAACATCATCGATGTCAGCCAGCTTGGGGCATCGGCCAAAGGGTACGGCCGAGACCTCGGTATTGGCGAGCCCCTGGAGCTTGTCGTAATGGCGACCGTGAGCTTTACCGGATCAAGCTCAACACTGACGGTGAACCTGCAGTACGCGCCTGACAACAATGGAGTACCCGGATCGTGGGTCACGGTAGCCTCAAGCGTTGCATTCACGCTCACCCAGCTTACCCTGCCCGCAACCGGTATGGGGGTCGAGTTGATGAGGATCAAGCTCCCGCCCATGACGCCTTCGCCGGCCACGGGCAGCGCGATGGTGAAGTACATTCAGATGCTGTACCAGGTGAGCGCGGCCAACATGACGGCCGGCGCGATCGCGGCTTTCATCGTGCTCGACAAGACGGCCCTGGGTCCGGGACTGGGATACCAGAGCGGGTATTCGAACCTGTATCTTTAGGAGACGGGTAATGGGTACGGGGTAAGGGGTAAGGGGTAAACCCATAACCCATAACCCCTGACCCCTGACCTGCATGGAGCGAAGCGGAATGGCCAAGTACAAACTTTTGGAAAGGGCGTTCATCCATCAGCGGCTGTGGGAGGAAGGCGAGATTGTCGAAGTGGATGACAACCTCATGCCGGGGCCGCATATGGTTCCTCAGGATTCGGCGGCCAGGGCGGCGATGAAAAAGTACGGCGTCGTAAACGGGCCGCTTCCGAACCCTGTGGATGAACTCACGCGAGATGTGAGGAACTTTGGCGCTGCGCCGCAGGAAGTGAAATCCGGGATGGCGTCGAGCGCGTAAACAGAAGTCGGAAGACGGAGGTAGGAAATCCGCCATCTGTCCTCTGATCTCCGATTTCCGTAAAAGGAGTGAGCAAATGCCTTCAATACCGATAAATTTTCAGAATAATGTGATCCCGCCCATGAGCAATCTGGATGCCACCGGACGGGTGCTGGTCACGACCGAGGGCAACAAAAACACTTACCGCTATGCGAGCGTGGGCAACACGCTCTACAGCACGGCGGCTGCGGTCCTCGTTGAAATCCAGGGATCGGCCACAATGACCGTTCGCGTGAAGCGCATCTCCATCTGGTCCATCGTTGCCGCGACCGCAATTGAAGCGGACCTGACGCTGCTCAGATGTACGGCGATCTCTGCATCCGGGAGCGCAACGGCGATTACGGCCGGGAAGCATGACAAAAGCGATCCCGGGGCCACAGCCTTGGTAAATACCTACGCGGCGGCGGCTCTTGCCGGGACCGGTCATGCGATCATCGGGGCGGCGCCTTTGTCCCTCGGTGTGCTGGCCTGTTCGGCGACCGTGTGGGATTTCTGCCGGAGCTGCGACAAGCCGTTGATCCTGCGCGGGACCGGGGATGTTATCCAGGTCTACAACAACACCCTGACGCTCGGGACTGCGACCTACGGCTTCGAGATCGAGACAGAGGAAGACAATTCGTAGGCTGGTGAATCGTGAATCGTGAATGGTAGCTCGTGATTCGTGAATCGTGAATCGTGAATTGGAAAGACAAACAACTCGTGACTCGTGAGTCGTGACTCGTGATTGGTTTTCACCATTCACCATTCACCATTCACCAGTCACGGCGAAAGGAGTGAGCAATGAGCGAACTGTCGGTACTCATCAACGATGTAAAGGCGGAAATCGCGAAAGTCGAGGCCTGGTTTAAAGGCGTCAACTGGAATGAGGTCCTCACCTACTACAACGATTTCATCAAAGGCCTGGAGCAATCCGTTCTGCCCGTGATCGAAGAACTGTTTCCCGGGACCACTTCAACGATTGGCAATCTTGTGACCCCGCTGCTCAACAATGCCACTACGGCCGTAACGGCCCTTACGACGGCGGCGAGCGCTTATGCGGCCGGGACGCTCAGTTCGTCAGACCTGACAACGGCGGCCCACGTCGTGCAGAGCGCGGTCGAGGCGGCAAGCGTTGTCGTCGGTGCGGCCGTGGCGGGAACAAGCAAGGCCGTGGCTGCGGCTTCGACAGCGAAGACAGCAGTCCCTGCCAGTTCGGTAAATCCGGCTGCGCTGGCTTAGGGGCAGGACTGAGAACTGAGAAGCAAGGACTGAGGACTGAGGACTGAGCAACTACTCAAAACTCGAAAGTCCTCAAAAAATGGCTCACT